TGGCGCAGCAACCAGGAGAGTGATTTATGGCAGTTATTCAACCAGTCATTGCGCATGTCAATAAAGACACGTGCGTCACCGTTACCTGGAGCGGACTCACGCTTCGCTCCGGTACGTGTACCTGTCCCGGGTCGTCTCCTACGCTGAACTGGCTGACAGGCGCGCACGGATTGGTGGCCATCAATGTCGGCGCCACGATATGGATCGCTCCGACCGGAGGCACGGCCGGGCTGTACACGATGACGGCATACGGAAGCGCAACGACCGCGACCTTCTCTCTGATCGGCGGTAATGCGGCTGCGGTCACATCGGTCGCCGCCACAATGGGCGATGTCGGGGCGCCATACTCACAGCCTGACGGCGCAATTGATAGGTCGCTGCAGGTACATGGGACGTTTGGCGCTTCCGGCGCGCTGTCGCTGTTTGGCTCGAACGACAATGCGAATTTTGCAATCTCCAAAGACAATACCGGCAACGCGCTTACTTGCACAACCATTGTCGTGCGCAACGTGTTCGACGGACCGCTGTTCTTCATTCCTGCGGTGCAGGTAGGAGACGGCACGACAAGCCTGACCGCGATCCTTTGTATGCGGGTTCAGTTGCCGAGACCTTTCCAATGAGCGAGCCTGTTTCAATTAGCTCTATTGCGGCTGCAAAAGCGTGGGCGCAAGTCAACCTGCAGGACGCGAGAGCCAAGCTTGAGATTCCATTTCAGGCTCCGGATGCATCGCAGATTCTCAGGGGTCGCATAGCAACACTAAAAGATTTCTTGGCCGCACTGGAAAACCCAGTGCCGCCGGTTTGGACTGATGGCTCGGAAGACCCGTCGGAATAGTAAAGCAATACACGGAGGATAGTTTGACAACAGAACAAAATGCCGCAGAACTTTGGTCTGCAGTAGCCGCAGAACGGGCTGGTGAACCAGCCGCCCCCGCCGCAAAGCCGGAGCCAGTTCCAGCCGCGAAACAACCGGAACCTGCAGCAGACCCGTTCGAATCCATACAGGCGCGTCTCAACGATTTCCAGACGCAAATGGCTGGCAGGCTGCGCAACGTGGAGGGCCATATCGGAAACCTCACCGGGTCGCAGAAGCAGATGAAGGAATTGCTCGAAGCAAGCCGAGCAGTATCGGCGCAATCCTCGTCCGCCCCATCGCAGGCTCAAGTGGCGCAAGCCGTCACGAGTCCGAAAGCATGGGAAGACCTGCAGCGAGACTATCCTGAATTTGTTAAAGGCGTCGAAGCCTACGTCGAATCGCGCAGTCCGGCAGCACAGAGTTCCCCGGCGTTAGACCCGGCTGCGCTCAAGTCGCTGGAAGACAAGATGCGCGAGGAAATGAAGGGCGCGACAGAAGCCGTTCGCCAGGAAATCATCAACTCCACTCTGGAAGTCATCACTCCGGATTGGCAAAACGTCGTCAAGACGCAACCGTTTCATGCGTGGGTTTCCGGTCAGCCGGATGACATCAAGGCTTTGTCGCAGTCCGATAAAGTCGGCGATGCAATCCGTATGCTGAATCTCTACAACGAGCATCGGCGCAATAACCCGACACACGCGATCACCACTCAACGCAAGCAAGTTCTTGCAAATGCCACTGGCACTCCGCGCTCGAATGCGGCGCCTACCACTCAGAAGTCGTGGGACGACATGTCTCCGCAAGAGCGGTGGAACGCCGAGAAGGCGGCGAGAGCCAAGCGCAATCGTTAAACAATCAGGAGATTTACATCATGGCTCTACAAGGCTACAACGTACCACAATCGCGGAACCTCATCCGCGCTGCTCAGGGCATGCTCGAGCACGCCCAACCGATCATCGTTCTCGGTGATTTCGGCGAGCAAAAGGAAATGCCGCAGAATGCGACCGACACGCTGGTGTTCCGGCGCACGCTGCCGTTCGGCGCCTCCACGGCCGGCTCGGGTATCAACTCCAGCCAGTACGTCGGCACGCCGCAGATCAGCCCGTACAACTTCGTGCTGGCCGAAGGCGTGACCCCGAACAGCAATACCGTGACGTTCCAGGACGTATCGGTAACGCTGCAGAACTTCGGTATTCTGTTCAAGTTTTCGTCCAAGGTCGAGAACCTGTACGAAGATGACGTTCCTGCCGAAATGACCAAGTTGGTCGGCGAAACCATCGGCGAAATTTTGGAGTTGGTCCGCTTCGGCATCTTGAAGGCCGGCACCAGCGTCGTGTACTCGACCGGCTCCAGCCGTTCGGCCGTCAACCTGCCGATCTCGCTGAACCGTCTGCGTCAGTGCGTCCGCGTGCTCGAATCCAACCGTGCGCGCCGCATCACGACCCGCATCGCTCCCGGACCCGACTTCGCCGTCAAGGCCGTGCAGCCTGCGTACATCGTGTTCTGCCACACCGACTGCGAAGCCGATGTGCGTTCGTTGCCGGGTTTCACCAAGGTCGAGGAATACGGCAACTTCAAGCCGATCCATGATCGGGAAATCGGTGCCGTCGAACAGTTCCGCTTCATCACCAGCCCGTTGCTCGCTTCGTTTGCCGGCGCCGGATCGACCACGCTGAACGGCTGCGTGTCGGTTGGCGGGTCGAACGTCGACGTGTATCCGTTCCTGGTGACAGGCGAGTCTGCGTGGGGGCAAGTGGCGCTGAAGGGGATGACCGCGATTTCGCCGACTCTCATCAGTTCCAAGACGACCAACCACGCCAACCCGCTGGCGATGTTCGGCTACGTCGGCGCCAGCACTTGGTTCAACGCCGTGCGTCTCAACGAGGCGTTCATGACTCGTCTCGAAGCCGGCATCACCAGCCTGTAATAGGAGAAACAGCATGCTGCAAACAATCAAGAAACGGCTGATCGACGGAGTGTTCAGTACCGGCGAAATGTACGCCCTGCTGAAATCCTTCGAAGGGCTGTTCTCAACGCAGAACTTGGTGTCTCCCGGCCTCGCGATCAAGACAGGCGGCTCCAGCCCTCAGTTTCAAACCGGCGCCATTTCGTATGTCATCGGCGGAACGCTGTACCAGAAGGCGGCAGTCGCCGCGAGCAACGTGCCTGCCGCCTTGTCCTGGACCGGCGCTGCCGGCGTGTACAACGCTGGCGCGCTGCTTCTGACCGTGGACAACGCCGGCAACCTCTATACCTATGTGTCGAACATCGCGTCGAGCAGCACGTCGATGGCGGTGGCGATACAGGGTATTCAGTGGCCGTGGGTGCAGGACGCATCTTCGGCAACTGGCGTGGCCGGCGGTCAGGCGGTCATCGGGGCAATCATCGTCGCTACCAACGTCGCCAACACGACGTTCACGGGCGGAACGACCAACCTGGACACAGCCGCGATCACGACGACTTACATCAACATCACCGGACCGTTCTACCCGAACGAGCTATAAGGAGATTCATCCATGTCTTACAATGTAAATGGCGCCCTCTTTGGGGGCAACATCAATTTCTCGAAGGCTGGCATTACCGGCTTTTCCGGCGCGGCCGTCACGTTCTCGACCGCCGCCGCGATCAACTACACCATCGGCGGCAAGTGGCAGACCCAGAAGGCGATTATCTCGACTACTGCCGTACCGACCACCGACGTGGTGACCGGCGCCGGGTTTAAGGCGTTGCTTGCCGATCAAGCGTGTACCTTCGTGTTCACGTTGGACGGTAGCGGCAACGTTGGCGTTGCGCAAGGTCCGGTTCCGGTGCAGCCCACAACCTTGGCTACGGTCAAGAGCGTGGACGACAGCGGAAATTTCAACTTCATCCCGCAGTTCCCGGCGATCCCGGATACGTTGACTCCGTTCGCGTATGTCGTGGTTCGCACCCAGTCGACGATTGCCGCGTCCGGATTCGTCTTCGGTACGACCAACTGGAATGCGACCGGCGTGGTTATCGCTGGTTCGGATGACATTGCCGTGCTTCCCGCTGTTCCGCAAGTCTCGTAACATCCAGGCCCGTAGAGATCGCTCTCTACGGGCCGATTTTTTGGAGTTTTACATGTCAAAAGGCACGTTGCACCTGAACAAAAACCTGGAATCATTGTCGCAACTCAATGGCGCCGAGGCAAAGCCGCTCATCGTCGAAAGCGATCAGCCGCTCGAACCGATCCTGGCTGCGGAGGGACTTGACAAGTTGGCGGAAGACGAGAAGTTCATGGCCGAAATCGTCGAGGTCGTGATCGCTGAAACGACGGACGAAAACCTGCCCGACCACATCGTCCTGAACGTCAACGGAACGAATCAACCGATCTTCCGTGGCGTCGCAACCAAGATCAAGCGCTGCTACCTGGAAGTGCTGGCGCGCTGCAAGGAAACCAAATACACCCAGGTGCGCGACCCGAACCAACCCGACCGCACCGACCTCCGGCCGCGCACGGCGCACGCATATCCGTTCACGGTTGTGAGCGACCGCAACCCGCGTGGCGGCGCATGGCTCAAATCCGTGATGCTTGAGGCTGCGTAATGGCAAACGTCCCTCTGCTGCTGGAGCCGAATTACGGCACCAATGCGATGACGTATCTGCAGATGTTGCAGCGTCTCCAGCAGGAGAGTTCGACATCCGGTACGGTGCCTAGTACATGCCAAAACGTGACCGGCGATCTCGCGCGTTTATGTGGATGGATCAATCAGGCGTGGGTTGACATTCAGAACGAGCGCTCGGATTGGTTTTTCATGGAG